AAGGCGACATCTGTTCCATCATCTTCAGTCAATACGTCGAAATCGGTAGCATTGCGGGCAAGCTGAAAGCCCCCGTCTGAGTACCCATTGCCAACAGCTATCTGAGTAAGCTCTGAAAGCGTGTTTGTGTCAGCGCCGGGGGTCACCGCGCTTGTTACTAGAGCAATGTAGAAATTGGTAGGGAGGGTCGCGGCCCGATAAATCCAGTCCAGTTCTTTGAACTTTCCCCTGTTGGTGCGTCCAGAAGCCATTGGTTACTACCTCTTGAAGATGGTGTGAAGGCGTAGTAAAAATCGACGCCATGCGGATGTGAAATGATTGTCCGGGTCTACTGTGACGCGCGCCCCCGGAGAGTTGGCAAGGTGCCACTTGACTGCGCTGCGGCTACGGCCTCGGTAAACAAGGTTGCCACGAACGTCTGCTACTTGGTAATTGGTCATGCTCTGAACTACTTCTCCCGTTTGACGCTCCACCATGTAGCCCAGGCGCTGCCTACGACGTAGGCTGCAAAGGCTTCCATGTTGTGCGTGTAGATGACGATGAGGGATGACACACAAATCACTATGTCCCACCAAGCTGCTCGCCGCGCATCTCGCGATTCAATGGCGAGGAGGCACCATGTTTGGGCTGCAGAGGTGAGGAAACCGAAGCCGAACGATGCCCCTACGATGACAACGTTGGTCATTAAGGCCGAATGAAGCGCCACGATGTTGGACAGACATAATAGCCACGAACTTCCGGCAGAAATACAACCTGTTCAAACAGCGGGCACGCGGTGCCGTCATCGGCAACAATAACGTCCCAGGGCCAACTGAAATCTTGGACGCGCCAATATGGCGAACGCTTCCAAGTCATTAGACTGGCGTAAGACTCGATTTGACTCACGATTTTTGCATTCCTGTCACCAGCACGCGCTGGAGCAGGGATGTAGCCGCTGCCGTGAGCACAAGCAGCCATTCCGATGAGTAACAGCAGAATGCACAACTTATCCATGAGTTTCATGGGGAGAGTCTCCTGGTAGAAAAAGCAGAAGCCCCCGGTCGCGGAGTGCGCGATTGTCCAGGGGCCTCGCGGCTGTCGCCCGAAGGCGGCAGGGTTAGTTACTTAGCTGCGGTCTTGTTGCCGTTGAGCCGCTGTTGAATCCAGTTGTACCACAGCGTAATGCCAGGGAACGATCTTTCCGCTAGCTGGAGGTCTCGTTGCTGTTGCTCTGCAGGCGATCTGACAATTTCCATTGCAGAACGAAATGTTTCAGCAACGTATTCTTCAGGCAGGTTGCCGGTCGCACTCTCGTAGGTGAACGCGGGTGGACGATTCGTGTTGAAGAGCATCCGCACGCTGTCAATCACTTCGAGCGCATCTCCAGTTTCCTGTGAACGCTGGTCGAGAATGTGTCCTAACTCGTGAGTGAACACGCCGTCGTCAGGCTTCTCATACATCTGGAGAGTACCCGCGTTGGTCGTACCGCCCTGAAGCCTAGGGTCTGCTTCAGCGGGCCGGGGCACCGAGCTAACCTCTACAGGCGGCCCCTGCCCTACAAGCAGCGACAGGGTATCAGAAACGTAGGGCGTAGAAAAATAGTTCTTCCACGCATCTGACAGTCCCCGATTCCCTGGCACGAACTTCGGCGGGTCTGGTTTGATTGGAGCCGTCATTAGAAGGCCAAGAAAAGGGGTAGATTCACGGCGTTTCGACTAGAACCTTTTTCACAGGCCGATTGACAATCACCATCTTGTCTAAATCAACTTCGACTAGAGCCAAATCGGTGATGCCAGCTTTGACAGCGATGGCCTGCAACGTCGCGTTAAGAACGGCGTTCGTTCCAATAAGTCCCTGTTTCAACTCTTTGAGGCGTCCAAGAAATCCGGCTACCTCTGTTTTCTCGTCGTTAGTAAACTCATAGACGACGTTCGTCTTTCCTTTGAACAACTCCATCTAATTCTCCTTTATGCTGGTGGACGAACTGCGATAGTAAACGCGGACCACGATTGACTTCCGGACCATGTGAATGTGCTTGGATTCTCAGAAGTCGCGTACAACGTTCTGCGAAGAGAGCGGAGCAAACACGTCGAAGCCCCATCTCCAGTTGACTGGACATTCGTATAGTTCGTCGGATCGACGCTGAAAGTAGGATTGCCAGTAACAGCAGCCGCCGCCAACCACAACGTTCGATCTGTCCAGTTAGGAGTGTTGTTGCTTGGATCGGCGGATGTACCTGGGGCACCAGAGTTAGTGGCTACTACAACCCCGTTTGTCCCTGCATCTCCAAACCAGCGTGTAATTCTATACGTTTGAGCCGCTGCCTTTACGGAATTTGCCGTCACAACGTTAACGGTCGTTCCGCCTTCTGAGCCACTAGCTGCTTTCGTGAAAATGTTAGCCAAGCCGATTGATCCAGCCGCAGTCCAGCCCGATGGTGTTGTAACAGACCCTTGCGTGGCATGGAATGTAATGAGCATCAGAAGCAGATCACCAGCATTCACAGTAGCGGGCATCGAGACGTTGTGCGTCGTTGAAGCCGAACTGACAGATGTGGGGGTCATGCTCTGCACCTGTGGCGTGGGCAACAGCACGTTCGTCTGAAGCGTCATGCAGGTAAAGCGCGTCGTTGGATTTGTGCGGTACTCGAACTCAAACAAGTCCAGCGTCCCCGGTGTAGTGGTGAGCGTCGGAGGAGTGTCGTTCGTGTACATCACGACTTCGCCGTTCGGCCCAACGATGGTTGGAAACGGGCGTGAGCCTGTAGTGTCTTGCTGGAACCAGATACGGTAGCGCCCACCGTTTGTTGGATTGGTGAACGTGACCGTCGCAGTGTTGGTGAGTCGGACTTGCTGCGTGAGGCCAGTCGAGAGATCAACTGTGATGGCTGTGCCACTGTCCGTCGAAGGCTGCACAGGAATCGCGAGGATGCGCTTGGCACCAGTTAAGTCTATGACCGTATCACCAAGCTTATCCCACACTTGTAGGCCATAGTCATCTGTTGCAGCCGAAATCTTCCCAAACTTCGAGCGCACGATTGGTGAGCCTTGTGCATCTGTTACGGTAATGAGTGCGTTCGTGAAATCGGCCTTGAACTTCACTGCTGAATCTTGGATTAGCAGGTTTGCAGCGGTCATATCGACGATGGTTGCACCTGCGCTATCGAAGACTTGCAGTCCCCAATCAGATGCGCCGGTATTTACTTCACCGATTTTTACCCGCGTCTTCGGGGAGCCTTGCTCATCAATGATCGTAATGAGACGTGCCGTTGTTCCGGCTACGTCGATAACGAACTTTGAGTCTGTATCTCGAACGACACCCTTCAAGATTGCACTACCGTCAGCGAGCAAATCGAACTTTGAATGATGCAGAAGTGGATTCGTCGTTGTGGCGGTGAAGTCGATATACATGCCAGTCACAGTGCCTGGCACCGGATTCGCTGAGGCAAAGAAGATGCCCTGCGTCACTGCGCCAGGAACAGAGAACGAACTGTCAAGCTGGAGAAGACTCTTTCCATCTCCAGAGATTAGCTGTCCCGCAGTAATCGAGCCGATGTTGGCGTTGATTGACGAGAGGTATGCAGTTGCAATCTGGCTCGCCACGATAAGGCCAAAAGCATTCGCCTCAGTTGCTGTACTAGGGTTGATCGCGCTAGATGCAGGGCTGTAAGACGAGTCGCTGCCGCCGCGAATTTTGTACTTGTATGCGTAGGTCTTCGTCGGATCGAGCGATGAGTGGATGACCTTGGCTGATGTTGTGATGATGCGATCAGTTGTGTATCCGCCGCCATTCACGCTGTAGTCGAGGACATAAACCTGCGTTCCACCGAGCACATACGCCGACATATCAATCAACGTTGACTTGTACATCGCTGTAACAACTGGAGCTACACTCGGATTACTCGGAGCGCCCGACAGCGAGGGGTTCGAATTGAAAAACGTTGCGAACGTCCCATCGGTGTTGTTCTGCGAGACTGCTGCGCCGGAGGTAAACTGCGTCTGCAAGAACCTGGGACGCCATTTCCCTGCGCTACCGTGCCATGACATGATGTCGTCTGCTACGGGACCAGCGCCGGTTGAGAAGCGAGTGCCTGTGTGGTCGAACGTGCCGAGCACGTCCATTTTCACGTCGAGCGAAAAGTCCGCATCCTGTCCCCACAGCTTGCCCCAACGGGCCGCAGACGCACCGAGCGTCAGTCCACCTGCGTTCACTGGCGAGAAGACTGTAGTCGAGAAGGTCGCACGATTGCCCATGAGCGTCAGTGATGTGAGGGCGTTTGCACTGCGGATTGCTTGAAGGGCTTGATCTCCGGCTGCGCCCGCATCGTTACGAGTTACTAGTGAGAAAGAGTTAGGCCCGCCCACTCCATCTACGCTAATGTCCCAACGTTTGGCATCCGCTGCTGCTGCCGAGTCGTTGAACACAAAGTCAATACGACCACCGGCACTCAAGTTAATGTTTGCACCACTCGCTGCTGTGTGAGCAATTACAATGCCGGAACCTGTGAATGGTCCCGAATTTGTATTACCAATGCGAACGGTTCCGCCGATACGAACTGTTTCACTGTTACCGGGGTCTACTCCAACGACAACAGAGCGGCCACCAGCACTACCAAGAGCAATAGCGCCCCCCGCCGCGCGCACGACGGTGATCGGGTCGTCTAGGAATGCGCCTGCATCTGTTCTAGCACGAATACGAAAGTTGGAACCAGCATCAGAACCGCTTTCAGCAGCTTCAGTGACGTAAATGCCCCACCGATTAGAGCCAGAAGTGGCAAAATTGATTCCCCCCGGTGTCGCAACAGGCCTAGAAAGCGAAAGACCATCTGAACCACCCGCAGTGGAAACTGCAACGTTAGCGGTGCTGGAAAGTCCAGCAACAGTCGTGATACCGCCCGTTATGGAAAGCGCACCCCCGTTGGCCCAAGTGCCGCCGCCGGTAGGAAGACGCGCATAGGCCAGATTGCCAGATGTGATATCCGCTGCTGTAATCAGGGTCCACACCGCCGCAGCACCAACGGTCTTGATGAACGTTCCATCTGCCCCGACAATAAGATCGGCCAAACTCACGGCACCATCAGGAATGCTGCCTTGAAGGTCTTTCTCTTCAACCCGCGCGAGCGGGGTCAGGTATGTGTACGGTTCCCCTGGATGGCTCTGAAGGAGATCGTCTGTTCGGGGCGTCTTCGACATCTAGTTACTTTCTCTAAGTGAAGTGAGGTTTACCGACGCTTCGACCAGCGAGGAGAATTGGTTGTTGGCCCGCCGAAGTGTATCGAACTCTTCAACGTACCTTCCATGAACTTGCGAAGCTCTTCATCTATCAACGATTCTTTGTGCGTCTTCAGCGCCTTGTCTTTGTCGATCCTCATGCGCTCGATCCAGTAGCCACACGCCATGCTCACAGCTTCAAGTCGATCTTCGTGGGGAAGACAGCCCTTGATGCGAGCCATGCGTGTGAACTGCTGGATGAAGGAGTACTGCGACTTGTCCTGCTGCACTGCGGTATCGCGCTCGATGACCTTGCGATCCACTACGAGCCTGTGCGATTGCACGAGAGGCTCTAGCGTGTCGAGAATTCGCATCTCCTTCTGTGTACTAGCCCATCCACTCCACTCCTCGTCGAACATTGGCGGGCGAGCGTTAGGATCGGGGTCTTCTGTGCGAAGCCGAGCATCCTCCGCGATCTTCGACATCACGGGCTTGAGCAACTGACGGAACATTCCGCCGCCATAGTTTGGCTCGTCAATGAGATAATTGACATGATGCCGAATGGCCCGAGTAGCGAGAGCAGAGAGCGTGGCTTCAGAGAAGCCGGAGATGAAGCCGCCGACATCTACGAGGTAGAGCATTCCGTGGAGGGTCTTCACGATGGCATAGGAGGTCTCGTCCTGGCCGCGCCCTGAAGGGTCGATAGCCATGACGGTGCCTGTGTACTTCGCCATCTCCTCGCTCTTCCAGGCGTACTTGACGTAGTAGTCTCCGTCGAAGCCGCCACTCTGAAGGTCTTGGAGCACCAGTGTGCGATCCCCACCCCACACAAGCTTGACATGTCCCATGTCGAGATCGCAGTCGTGAATGATGAGATCGTGCGTTTTGAGCGGGTGCTTCTCGGTGTCAGAGGGGTTCGTGTCCAGCATGAACTGGAGCGCGAAGCCTGTGAGACCGTAGGACGCCATGCGCTCGCTGATTTCAGACTCAGGAAAACGCTTCGGTTCGATGGGCGTATTCGCTGGAACACCCTGGTCGATGAACTTCTGTACGAACGGCGAGAGCCGTCCGTGATACAGGTCAACGCGCTCAGGGACGCGAATCGGCCAAACGATGACAGTGTAGCCGCGTCCTGGTAGCCTGTTATAGAGGGATGCCTCTGCTTGCGGAGTACCGAGGTAACGAATCCGGCCTCCAGGTTTGAGAACAGCGTCGAACTCCTTGACGAGTTCTGACAGACGCTCTCGCAGCAGATGTGACTGTGAGTTCTTCGGCACCTCTACGTCATCAGGGACGATCAGGCTAGCACGAGAGCCTGTAAGCTGGCCGGTGATACCAACGCTCTTGACCGAGGGGTCTTTGGAGGGCGTTGCAGGGCCGACATCAAATGAGATGGCGCTATCGCGTTGGCCCTGGCGAGGAGCGAGGTGTTGAAGCAACGGCATCTCTCGAATCAACTGTTTGCAGAACTTCGAGAAGTTGTCCGCCAACTCCTGCGAAGCCGATACCACCATGATCTTTTCCTGCGGGTCTAAAAACAGGCACCACAGGACGTAGGCGACGGTGATCCACGACTTGCCGACACCACGGAATGCTTCGATAACGAGACGACGATCTCCATGCTGAAGGTGCCAAGCGATGTCGTTCTGCACTGGCGTGGGCGGTGGGAGCCCCAGGAAATCCCATACCTGCCGCAAAAAGACTCTGAAGTCATCGAGTCCTGCGGCTTCGATTTCTTCCTTGGTGTACACTAGGCGTTCCTGCGGATTGGCAGGATGCCGTCGTCTTCAAGCTCCTCGGGTGAAACATTCGAGGTGAGTTTGTCACGAAGGGCCTGCGGAAGCTGCTTAGGATCGAGCGACCACCCGTTCTGGAGAAGCACGCGGGACAAGGTTGCCATATCCGTCGCGGTCGCTTCACCGCTGTCGAGAAGCTTCTCCATGCGCTGGAGCCACTTCGTCTGGAGCCGTTCTGCGAGTGCGGTTTGCTGCTCCGGAGTTAGCGGTGTGTAGTCTTCAGCCATGAGAGAGTTTCCTTATCTGCTGTGAACTGTGAAGTACTTGAAGAGAAGACCAACAGCCGCCATAAGCGCTGTACCTCCAGCGATCAAACGGTTCTGCCACTTCTCTAGCTTGCCGATGCGTTTCGAGAAGGCCGCGCCAACACTGGTGTGTCTGGCGTTAGATGTTCGGACTTCATGGATGAGCGCATCGAGCTTTGTTTCCATGCGACCGACTGACCGCTGTAGTTCGAGTTCTGTTTCGTTGCTCATAGAGGGAAGGAAGAAATGGTGTGCGGGCCTTTACTGAGGCGCGGCCCGAAAGCTGCGGTTGCTCCTATCCGACTCCGCACACCAAAGTTTTTACCTGGGAGAGACGCCGAACAGTTGTTCAACCTGCTGAACACCAGATTCGCCGCTCGTGATTGCTGCGCCGCGCATTCTCCGGACGGCTCGAATTTGATTCATCAGTTTCGGGTACTCGTCCATCACTTGCCTCAACGCACGACTTTCATACTTGTTCTTCAAGGCGGCAGCACGAATCCACCGCTCCCCACCGGGGAACAGGGACGTGCCATCGCTGGCTTCCTGCCACGTTGACGACCGTACAAGCTCGTTCATGGCCTCGCGCAACGACGGGCCACCAGCTGCAGGACGACGGATTAACTCCATCATTCTGATAAATGGTGATTTACCTGTACCATTGTCGAACGTATTGCGATTCTGAAGGTTGATGAGACCGCCTTCAATCTTCGGAGTCAGCGGAGACAGCCCGTGACCGAGGGTCAGAAGATCGTCTTCTACTGAGCGGCCTGTGTCCTTCGCTGTGAGAATCTGATTGCGATTCAACAGCCCAGGAGTTTTCATCATCGGTTCACCGAAGATGTCGAACCGAGGATCGAGCGTCGTGCTCCACCCAGG